ATAAAATTGAAGGAAGAGAGGTTCAATTCCTTTCCGATCCCGGAGATTTATCAACTTTTAATTTCTTTTTCAGTTTTTCATTTTCGTTCCGAAAACTCCATGGAGCACATAGAGAATTACGAAGTACCTTCGTTTCAATGGATGTTCTCATCCGCGGCACGAAGTGACTATAATCTCGAAAGCTCTGAGGTCAGCCAAGTTGATCCTCTCCCGTCCAGTTCTGAACAAGAACTTGTATTGGACGGGAGCGAAGCTAGCTTTGTCGCAGCAATCAAACCGCTTGAGAAGGATGGGTTTTACGATCCGGCCTTCGATTCAGCGAGATGGATAGAAGCATGTGAACACGCCTTTTGTGTCTCTACCACTTTCAAAGACAGACCACTTAAGCCAATGCCTGAGATGGCTAGGATCATCTATTTAGATTTAGATGATAGTCTTGTTGATGAGAGTGAGATTGACGATTGGCGCCCGGAAGACACCAGCGATGGTTATGATCCGGAGACGTCCACGTGGTCCCCAACAGAACTCGACAGAGAAGCGGACAGAAAAGCCTATGAGGCTTCCGCTGAACTAGCACTTCGTGTCGTCGAAGAAAAACAAGACCGTCAATGCCAAGACGTCAACAATGTGCAAGTGATTCCAGATGTACCCCCCTATGAGCTCACGCTCGGGGATAGATATATGCCGATTGAGGAGAGTTTTCAGACAATAGATTCTGATTATGAGATCACACTCAACCTCAACAATCCTGTCGAACGCAGGGTTGCAAACGTGGTAGACACGTTCGGTGGCGCTCTGGACGAGAAATCCATATCCTCTCCTGCCTTCTTGGAGAGAGTCTCGTTAAACACTGTGGATGCTGTAGGTCATTCTATGTTGCCCACTCATGCTTATTTTGACGACACGTATTATCAAGCTTTGGAGGAAAATGCTGATTATTCGCTTGATTTCAATACGTTGAGCTTAAGGCAGAGTGATGTAGATTGGTACCGAGATCCCGATAAGTACTACCAGCCGAAACTTACTGTTGGGTCCTTTCAGAAGAGGATAGGCACGCAAAAAACCGTTTTGACTGCGCTTAAGAAACGTAATGCTGATGTACCAGAAATGGGCGATGCAATTAACGTGAGGCGTGTGGCTAGAGATGTAGCTGAGAAATTTTTCAAAGCTTTCCTCAATAATGACGGACGAGACCTTCTGAATGAGAGCATAAATGTTATGGCTAAGGGGCTAGAATATCATAAGAAGTGGAAAGACCATAGAGAACTCGCCGGGGTAACGTACGCCGGAGAGCATAATTTGCAGCGATATCAGCATATGATAAAAACAGACATAAAACCCGTTGTGACGGATACTCTTCACTTGGAGAGGGCTGTCGCAGCGACGATCACCTTTCATGGAAAAGGTGTTACGAGCTGTTTTTCGCCGTATTTTACTGCTTGTTTTGAGAAATTCTCTTTGGCTCTGAAATCAAGGTTCATAGTCCCAATTGGAAAAATCTCTTCTCTGGAGATCCCTGAAACCAGAATTAATGGTAAATGGTGCCTTGAGGCCGACTTGAGTAAATTCGATAAGTCGCAAGGTGAGTTGCATTTAGAGTTTCAGAGAGAGATACTATCCTCTATAGGTTTCCCGGCACACCTGTCTAACTGGTGGGCTGATTTCCATAGAGAGTCCGTGTTGAGTGATCCTCATGCGAAAGTGGCGATGCCTGTTTCTTTTCAACGCAGAACAGGTGACGCTTTCACGTATTTCGGTAACACAATAGTCACGATGGCCATGATGGCCTATACATTTGATATGAACCTTCCGAGTTTAGCAATATTTTCGGGAGATGATTCTCTTTTGTTGTGTGATGAAAAACCTGTCATAGATGCCGAGATATTTTCGTCTCTTTTCAACATGGAAGTTAAAATCATGGACCCAAGCGTTCCGTACGTTTGCAGCAAGTTTCTACTAGAGACTGAATTGGGTTCAGTTGTTTCAGTGCCAGATCCCATGAGGGAGATCCAGAGGATGGCCAAAAAGAAGATCCTCAAAGACACAGATGCGTTGAAAGCTCACTTCACTAGCTTTGCTGACAGGATGAAGTTTCTCAAGGTGCTGGATGAAAAGATGATAACCGTTTTAAGCCGGTATGTCGTCCTGAAATATCAAAAGCCGCAACTTGAAAGTGATGTGAGAACTGCCTTGGCTTGTTTTGCTTATTATTCCGAGAATTTTCTCAGGTTTTCCGAGCTATACTATACAGAAGGTAAACACGTGTATCAGTTGAAAGACCCCGTGTTACACTTTAATGGTGAATCTGAAGATCATCGTCTTAAGGATGGAGACTGGTTCCATAACTGGAACAATAAGTCTTTCCCTGGTGTTAAAGACAAAATCTGCAGAGTGTTCGGGAAATATTCATCGGATTATGACGAGTCGAGGAGGAAAGAAAAAGCTTATATGCATGATAGGGGAAGATTGGTTCGAAAAAGCTTGTTGTTAGCTTATGACCGTCGAAAGTTCATAGAACTGAAGAGGCGGTTGCTCGAACACTGACCGAAAATTCCGTTGGACGCGAAAAGTCCCGGTGGTTACGTAAGAACCCGTTAACGCTCGTAAGCGTTAGTTATAACAATTTCTATAAATTGTAGTGGTAGTTGATACCCCAACCATCTTACAAGATGTTTGAGATGCCCTTGAGAGTTACTCCTTACTCTCTTCGGAAGGACTAGAAATAGTCCGTGCACGTCTTCACATAGTGTCGACATAGAGTGCGGGTGTCGCCTGATCATTTCTGATCAGGTAAGTCTCAAAAGGAGACC